CGGCTGCAATCGCTGCGGCCACTCCATGATCTGGCGGACGCACGCAAGCGTTACGAAGACGCGGTCGAATTACTAGTGCGGGTGGCGCGCGGCGAAGTGACGCTGGGTTTGGCGAACGACAACGTGGAACCGGGAGCGGCGGCCGGATCAGTAGTAACACAGGCGGGAGGCGACGCGAGTAGGGCTTTGCCGCGGCGAATCTTCGATCGTGGATCTCTCAAAGGCTACTAAGTCAGCAACACGCTGACAACGAACCGACAGAAGGAACAATCGATGCGAGTAAAATTCATCTGTATGCAAGCGGAGAGGAAAGACAGTTGGCATCCAGGGCGCGTGGTGCATTGCGCGCGGCTGGTACCGATTGTCGATGATTCGCCGGAGGCTCGCGAGTATTTCGCCGATCCCCCGGCCGGAGCGATAGAACTCAACGCGCTGGCCTCGGAGCACTTCAAAGTGGGCCGCACGTATTCGGTCTATATCGAAGAGCTGGCCGGAGAAGCGCGCTAGGCCTTTCGGGCAAGGCTCGACGAGTCGAACTGAGAGGAGCAGATGGGAGCAATCGTATTAGACAGTCCGTGGCTAGGGCAGAGTTATTCGCCGCCGACACCACTGGATATCGAGACGATTGAGTCAACCGTCGTGAATCAGTTGAGCGCGCAGATAAGCGGAATCGAGATCGCGCACTTCCCGGATCAACCGGAAGCCTATCGAATGACCCATCGAGTGGGCGCCGCACTGGTGCGTTATGAGGGTGCGGATTACGGCAAGCTAATGGACAGTGCCGCGATCGTGCAGGAACGAACGCTGAAATTCGAAGTAACACTCATGATGCGCGACCTGGGCTGGAGCGTGGGCGGGGCACCGGCGGGCGGCGGCACGCCGGGCGCCTACGCGATGATCGAGGCGGTGCGTGCGGCCTTGACGGGTTTTGCAGTGCCGGGGTGCGAGGCGAGCTACCCGCTGCGCGAACGCTTTCTCAGGCGCGACAAACAGGGCGGCGTCTGGATCTACGCGATTACCTTTGCGATCCGTACGATGGCGGTTGAACCCTCGACGCCGGAGAACTTTCCACTACTCGCCCTGGCGCGGGCACAGGAACAGGGCGGCGTGACGGCAGCCAGTACGGCGCCGGCGCTATACACATTCGATGGCAGCGGAGACATCCTACTTCTGCACGGAAATCTGACGGCAGTGCAGGTAACCAACCCGGTGACTGGAGCGACTTACACAGCAGAGATTGACTACACGCTCGACGCGGTCAACGGCAGTGTCGGACGCATCGAAAACGGGGCGATCGCGGCGGGAGCCTCAGTCGCAATCTCATATACATACGCTGATGTAGTTACGGCAGCCGCGGATGGAGGCGTCGCGCCCACCGCACCGACCAACTGAGTATCGAATACCACGGATACGAGCGGCCGAGTGCCGCCGAGGTAAAGTCTATGCCCGCATCGTTTCTGCATGGAGTCGAAGTATTGGAAGTCGCGACTGGACCGGCGCCGATCACGGTAGTGAAATCATCGGTGATCGGGCTGGTCGGCACGGCGCCATGCTGGGCACTACCTTCGACTGCGCCAACGCCCGGGCTAAACGCGCCGACGCTGGTGGGATCGGCCCAGGACGCAGTGAGATTCGGGCCGGCGGTGCAGGGCTACACGATTCCATACGCGCTCAATGCGATCCTAGGGCAAGGTGCAGGCCAAGTGATCGTGGTAAACGTTTTCGACAGCACGAGACATACCAGCGACATCCTGGCATCGCAAACGTTCAGCGCGGCGGGTGCGATCACTCTTGGGCATATGGGCGTGACGCATGTGACCGTGATGCCAACGACCACGGCACCGGTGACGGGCGAAGCGCACACATTTGGAGGATCGCCGGCCACGATCCAGCTGGTGCGGGGCAATCTGCAAACATCGACGATGGTGCTGACGAGCAATCCCTCGGGTACCACCTATGTGCAAGGCACCGATTACCTGGTCGACGCCCTTACCGGCCTGGTAACCCGCGTGACCGGTGGCGCAATAGGCGCGACAGCGTCTGTACTGGCGAGTTACAGTTACTATTCGGGAACACCCTATATCGCGCCGACTGACTATACGGCCGATCCGATCAATGGCGTACTGACTTTGACCTCCGGTGGAGCGATCGCGGCGGGAGCGAGTGTAATCGTTTCGTTCAGCTATGCCGATCCAGGCAGAGTTCAAGATTCTGACATTATCGGAAGCGTCAGCAATTCGGGCTATACGGGTTTGCAGGCATTGCTGACCACATACGGCACCATGGGGTTCTTCGCGAAGCTCTTGATCACGCCAGGGTACTCACAAAACGCCGACATCGCGATGGCGATGGTGGCGACCGCGGGTACATTGCGCGGAATGGCATTGATCGACTCGCCGCCAAACACGCCGGCGGCAACAGCAATCGCGAACCGGGGCGTGGCGGGAAACGCGTTCGACACCAGTTCGACGCGCGCGATTCTATGTTATCCGCAGGAGACCTTCTTCGATATCGGGATAGTGCCGACCGGTACGACCCTGAATGGAAGCATACCAGTGCAAGCAATTGCGAACCGGATCGCGGTCGGACCGTACTCGCAGTGGGTGGCAGGAGCGATAGCGTCAAAAGATTTGCAGAATGGCTATTGGTGGTCGCCCTCCAATACGCAAGCAAACGGAATGTTGGGGCCGGACGTTACATTGTATGCATCGCTGCTGGACGCGGCGTCAGACGTGAATAACTTGAACGCGGCAGGCATTTTGACGGTATTCAACGCGTTCGGAACCGGGCTTCGCTTATGGGGCAATCGATCGGCGGGGTATCCGACGATAACGACGCCGGACAACTTCATCAGTGTACGGCGCACGATGGATGTAATCGAGGAATCGGTGCAGCTCGCGATGCTGCAGTTTATCGATCAGCCAATCAGTAACGGGCTGATCACGGCGATTCTGGCCAGCGTTAATGCCTTCATTCGCACGTTGATACAGCGGGGAGCATTGGTAGCCGGCTCCTCGAGCTACAACCCCGCAGAGAATCCGCCCGACCAGATTGCCGCCGGCCATCTGGTGTTCGATATCGACGTAATGCCGCCGCCGCCAGCAGAGCGACTGAGCTTTACGGTATATATCGACACGACACTTCTGACCACGCTGGGAACCACGAGCGCATTAGCCAGTACGGCGCAGACTGCCTAATCGGAGATACAATCGGCGCCGACTCCGGGTACACGATAGCCTTCGCGAGACATCAAGGACAAATCGATGGACATAGCGGTAAATCGGATAACGAACGCGAACATATACATGGACGGTACCGGTCTGCTGGGAAGGGCGGAGGAGATTCAGGTCGCTCAGCCGCACCATCGGATGGTCGATCACAAGGCGCTCGGGATGGCCGGGACGGCGGAGTTCTGGGCAGGAGTGGAGAAGCTCGAAGCGAAGATCAAATGGGCATCGCTATACCCTGAAGTGCTCACGGCAGCCGGGAGTCCGTTCGTCTCGCACTCATTCCAAGTACGTGGCAGTCTCGCTCAATATACCAGTCAGGGACGTAATGCCGAATTGCCGGTGGTCTATCTGATGACCGGAGTATTCAAGGACGCCGGAGCGTTTACATTCAAACAACACGAGAACGTCGATACGACCTCGACGATCACGGTGTATCATTCCGAGCTATACGTCGCGGGAGCCCAGATGCACCTGTATGACGTATTGGCGAATATCTATGTAGTAAACGGGGTTGACCAACTCGCGCAGTTTCGTAACAACCTCGGCGGTTGACCAGTGATTCGCCCGGGGAGGCGCATGGTACCGGACTCGCGAAGTCGAATCCGCGGACCACTTCACTGCAAGTACCTTCAATCACCCTCTCCCACTAGGTGTATTCCAACATCCCCTGATGCGCCACCCATTCAATGGAGCGGAACAATATGAGTGAAGAGCGACGACGTATAACACTACCATCGGGAAAGACGGCGGAAGTGCGAAAGGGCAAAGGGCGCGACCTGATGCGCGCGCATCGTGCGGTAGCAGGGAACTCCGAACCGATGTCAGTATCTTTCGCACTGATTGCGGAGCTGGTACGAGTCGGGGAGAAACCCCTGGTCTATGAGGATGTATTAGACATGGACCTCGATGACGTGCTGACACTCGAGGCAGAAGTATCGGGGGCAGCCGAGGGCAATGTAAATTTTCCGAACACCGCGGCTC